GGCAGTGCCGTTTTCAATCCGATAGCCAAAGGGTGTGTGCCCCATTTAATCACCAATCCTTTCTGTGAATGTCAGTCCACATTTCATAACAAATCGAATTTCATGTCGGCTTGCTACTTCGATGTGGTCTGCGTAGCTTTCAAAAAGCTCCTCACTGTAGGCCGTAAGCATATCGGCATGAGACACAAAGTGGAGCAATAGGTTTGTTTCCGTAACCTTTGCCGAGTCACCGGTCATGCAGATGGTGATAGCTTCAATATCAGAGCGGTAAGTCTCTGCCTGCAGGAGGAGGGCATTTGTTTCTCGATTGTATAAAATCTGGTCAATATAGCCTTGTGCCATCAGCTTTGTCAGGGTTTCTCGCTGCTCGCTATTCTGGGCCAGAAGAAGCTCCAAGTGTTGAATGCGTTGGATAGCTTCGTCGCCAGAGGAATTTTCAAGGGCTTTCAGATAAGGAGCAAGTATCAGGCGATGTCCGTAGATTAGCTTGTTCAGCATCGTTACGAAAGCGGCCTTTATCTCATCATCTCGGATGTACTTCATGCTACAAGCGGTTGTGTCCTTCAAGTGTGTATTGCAGGTCCAAGCTACATATTTATAGGTAGTACAAGGATGAATCCTGCGCTTGAAGGTGTCGCCACATTCTCCGCAAATGATTTTTCCTGAGAATGCGTAGCGTTGCTGGTATTTACCATTGCCTTTTTCGATACCTTTCTCAGCAGCTCTTTGTGCGACCAGTGCATTGGCAGCGTCAAAATCCTCATGGCTGATAATCGCTTCATGGTGGTCTGGAGCCATGTACTGGTCAACCTCACCATAATTGATGTGACGATTAAAGTTCTCATCGGTATAGGTCTTCTGAAAAATAACATCACCGGTATATTTCTCATTGGCAAGGATAGCTCGAATGGTAGTAGCGGTCCATTTGCTGTTTTTCTTGGACGCAATACCATCTGCATTCAATTCATCAGCAATAGCCTGAGTTCCTTTGCCGGAAAGGACATCAGCAAATATCCTTTTTACAATTTTAGCCTGCTCTGGATTGACGACTATGTTCTCGCCATTCCAATCGTAGCCGTAAGGTGTATAGCTGAGCTTGAAGGTTCCGTTCTGGAAGCGGCGTTTAATGGACCACTTGGCGTTTTCTGAAATGGAAGTGGATTCGCCTTCAGCCATACTACTGAGAATGGCAAGGAAGAGCTCGCTTTCCATTGAACCGGTGTTTATATTTTCCTTCTCAAAGAAAAGCGGAATATCTAAGCTCTGCAGTTTTCTTACAAGTGCCAAGCAGTCAGTCGTGTTTCGAGAAAAGCGGCTGATAGATTTTGTAATAACAAAGTCGATTTTCTTTGCTTCACAATCTGATATCAAGCGAAGTAACTCCGGACGTTTTTCAGCCTTGGTTCCTGTGATACCTTCATCGAAGTAGAGACCGGCGAACTGCCAATCCTCACGGGAATTGATGTATCGCTCATAATGGGTTTTCTGTGCTTCCAGACTTTCCAGCTGAGCATCACTGCCTGTTGAAACACGGCAGTAGGCAGCGACTCTGAGTTTCTTTTTTATGGTGATGTTATTCTGTGCACCTTCGATTTTTGTTACCTTCTTCACGGTAGTTCACCTCCCTTCGTTAGTGTCACATATTAGCTCTGAAAGCCTTATATATCAACGGATTTCGGGCATAATCTCCACCCAAAATGGAGAGAATGTCTCACGATTTTTCAGCGATAATTTGTTGAACTCTGACAAGGAAATAAGTCCAAGCTCTAGCATGTTTTCAGCCACTTTCTGCGCCTGAAAGAAGTTATAATCCTGTTCGATATCGGCCTGCTGGATGGGCTTAGGAGCAGCAGAAACCGGAATTGATGTTGTGATATTCTCTTGCATAATTGCCTCCAATCTGAGGAAGTTCCTCACTACTAAATGGAGGCGAGATAGCGGTTTGGCCGAAAAAAGATAAAATTATCTGCCTCCACTATCCAATGGAGGTGAAGTGAGCTTTTGAGCCATCAAAAATAAAAAAAGAGGGCCTGCAGGAGAAAACTCCAACAGACCCTGTGAAAAGGTGTGCCTTATAACTTCTTTGCAAAGTCCAGAGAAATCCATCCAGCTCCGGATTTGAGCTTGCCCCAAAGAGTAGCGCCTGCTCCCTTGGACTCCTGAACAATGGTAAAGATGCCCTTGCCAGTGAACTGACCGGTTCTGTCGTAGTTGGTACCCGGACCCTTACGGATATTCAGATTGGCGATGCTGACCTGAACCTTATAGGAAGTATTCTTGGAAGGAGCGGGTGCCGGTGTGGATGCTGCCGGGTAGACAGCATTTCCAGAGGCATCAAAAACCTTGTAGCCAGAATTCTCGTCTACCTTTTTCTTGGCATTGTCCAGTACCTTATAAGCTCCAATCTGACTCTTGGCATCAGACCAAGACTTGCGTACACGGTACATCTGAGTGGTAGGAGCAGTGCTGCCGCTACCAGAAGTAGTTCCAGAAAGCTCTGCGGTAACCTTCGCAGCCAAATCTCCAAGTCTGGCATAGAGCCAGTCACCCGGACAGGACTTGTTCGCAAACCATCTGTGGACAGTAAGTACCATCTCATTAGACTTCGGTGCATAATTTAAGGTCTTGTCCTTATTGGCAAACCATAAGAGCTTCTTCTTACCGTTACGCTTGCAGATATCCACACAGAGCTTGATGAGAGATGCGTAGACTTTATCGTTCATCCAGTAAGGCTCCTTGGTATCAGAAGCGCACTCGATGGTAACGGCTCTCTGGTCGTTGGCATTGGAAGAGGAGCACCAAGAACGGTTCTTCTCCTCGATATACAAGCCGACTCTGCCGTTTTTATCGATACCGTAGTTGCTGGATGCCTGCGTAGAGGCCTTGGCAAACCAGTCACCAAGGCCTTCTGCAGTACACTGACTCACAACACAGTGAGGTGTGATGCGGTCAATGGAATGAGTTCTCTGTCCAGAATGATTTGGACTCAGTTTGGTATACGCTACCATTTTGCTGTTTGTGTAAGCCATGTTAGTTTTCCTCCTTTGCGCTTCTGTCGTGAAGCTGTTCTAATACGACCTTGATTTTTTCAGGGACCGGAAGTCCGAGACGAGCTGCGTTTTCCAGAATGCTGACACCTTCATTGGAAATGTAGAAGAAGATGACCGCTGTACGAAGAACACTGCCAGAGCCGATGACGCGAGCATCAAGAATACTGCCAATACCAACGAGCAAGAAAATCAACACCTTTCTACAGATACCTTTGAATCCGACCTCGCTGGAGAGGGTGTGATTGCTAATGGCGCACATGACGCCAGTGACATAGTCGATGGCTACAAATGCGATGAGTGCGTAGAGCAATCCATCCCAACCTCCGAGAAAGTAGCCAAGCCAGCCGCCAATGCCGGTAAAGATGAGTTGAATCGTGTTCCAGAATTCCTTCATAGTAAATTCCTCCATTTCTGAAATTTGGTATAAGAAAAGCAGCTACTATCTGATAGCTGCGGATAAAAATTAAGCAGTCCTTTTCCACATGTAGCATGTGATATAGGGCTGCAAGTTATTGTGGGCACTGCCGGAACCAGTTGCGGCAGTGGAACCAGAGATAGTGTGCGAGTGAGAACCGGCGCTGGTAGTTGTCTTGTTGCTGACAGCAGTGTAGCCGGAAGTGGCGTCGATAAGCACTCGGTTGCCACCGCTGGTACCCCATGAGGCTTTCTGGTTCTTTAAGTCATGGGTATGCCCACCAGCGCTTGCTGTTGCCAGCGTACCTTTTGCATGTGTATGGGAAGGCATCTGCGCTGTGGTCAGTGTGACAGTAGAAGCACCACCTGTTTTTTCTGCTGTTGCAAAGTTTGTGTCGTTTGCATTCACGCCGACTGGAACACGGCCCGTTCCCCAAGCCACCCAAGTGCCTCCAAAGTAAGTGGAAGGGTTGGTGTTCTTGACACTCATGTAGATACTTCCGACAGGATAAAGAGCACCTGTGAATTCCTTGATGTAATCCTTCAGCAATTTGCCGTAGACCTTTACATCCCATTTTTCAGATACCTCAAAGCAGTTGTCTGTTTCAGATACCTTACCAACGGCCACACCCTTGCCACCACTCTTAAAGTCCATGACTACCGACGCTGTAGATACGATGTCTGTGATGCTGATAGTTGAGAATGCATCCTTCAAATCATAGCGGACCTCATAGGAGGTCTCGGTGGAAATCTTACCGCCACCAAAGGTGAAGGCCGTACCGGAATTGAAGCTGGCAGAGGCATTGGTCCACGTGCTACTTCCGGCGACTCGGTAGTAGGTGGAGCGAGTCACTGTATTCTTGGAGCTGCAGGAAGCAAAGCTGTAGGATACCGTTCCTTTGATGTAGGTTCCATCATCGGTGAGTGTGCCTCCGCTGTTACAACGCTGCGAGTTGTAGGAACTAAAAGAAGGTGGACTGTAGGCGACGACAGAAATCGACACGGTTGCAGCAGCAGAGGTTCTTCCTCTGGAGTCCGTTACGGTTGCTGTGAAGGTAATCGTTCCGGATGAGTTAAGGAAGCCTGTCGTGAGTGAACTCTGTGTTCCAGAGTAGCCGCCACCACTGATACTGTAGGACTTTATAGTGGAGCCGTAGATTCCGGCTGCGCCATTTATCGTTAGCGTTGCTTTCGACTTTGACTGCACATAGATACCCCAAGCGGCAGGGACAGAGCCATCCACACGAGTAGCAGTCAGACTGCTGATGGTAGGCTTGACGGAGGAAGGAACCGTCAAAGTTAGCGTGCAGGTTTTTGTTCCAATCTTAGATGAGCCATTGTAGGTATCGCAGGTAATCGTACAAGTACCGCTTGTCGTGCTTGGTATCTGATTTGCCAGTGTGAGAGCTGGTGTCCATGATACCGAAGTGGAGGTGGTCTTTGTCGTGATGGTCCCTGTGGAATTACCAAAGGCATAGGTCAGCGTATGGGTGAAGGAGGAAGAAGCCCTTGAGATAGTAATCGTTGTGGCACTTCCCATATTCACTGAGGTGGCTGTTACCGAGGATGCTCTGGGAATGGTATTCAGCGTATGCGTTCCACTTGCTGAAACACTGACTGCATAGGTATAAACACCGGCCTCGCAACTCAGATTGAAGGATTTTGTACCATCCGAATTATGAGCGATGGTCAAAGAGCCGGAGGCAACAATGGTGCCGTTTTTCAGCTGGATACGGCTATCCGTGGACGATGAATAAACTGTAGTACCGTTGATGACAGCCTTAAATCCACCGGACATGACCCAGCCACTTGCAGAGCCAGAACCTTTGAGGGTCCATGCAATAGTTGATGTATTGTTTGCTATATTCTGATTGGACAATGTCCAAGAGAGCGTAACAGAGCGGCCTTCTTTCTGGCCGGTTGTAATACTTCCGCTGGAAGCCATAATGAATCACTCCTTTACGATGCCGGGCCTCTCCATTTGATAGAGAGGTTACCGTTACTTCTTGGGATAAAGTCAAACCATCCTCGGGTCTCATTGCCAAGGGATAGTTTGTTACGAACCTCCGCATTGGTGATGACCAAGCTGTTATTGGAGATATATGCGATTTTCTGACCGTTCTCTTTGAAGGCCAGTTCATTGTTGGAGAGCTCGGCAGTGAATGCGTTTCCGACCTTACCAAGCTCAATAAGAGCTCCTTTGAAGCGGATATATTCTTCAAGGAGCTCTTGATTGGTAGCAATATTGTCCTTAAGTTCATCTGTGATAGTGGAGAAGTCCATACGGATTTCGCTACTGTTTTGAGTAATCGTAGATTGAAAATCCTGCTGGATAGTTGCCATTTCTGAGCGTGAGATATAGTCTTCACGGACAGAGAGACGAATCTGCTCTGAGGATTTTGAAATCTCCGAATAACACTCACGCACATTTTCCTGAATGGCTGCGATGTCATCCTCGTATCCGGCAACATTCTGGAAAGAGGCCTGACAGGAAGTGATAAGTGCCATAGGACCACCTCCTAGTTGGAAACATCACACTGCAGTGTCAGCAAGCTGTCGATATCGGCAGCGGAGAGATAGATGACCTTGCCAGTCTTACCAAAGTTGACTGCGTTGCCATCCTTATCCTGTGCGTACCATTTATAGGTCAGAGACTGCTTTTCTGTTGCATCGGCCCAAGCGCTACCAGAATATTTCTGGAGCGTGACGGTCTTTGCAGAGTGACTGATTTTATACCAGAAGGCACCGGTCGAAGGATTGGAAGGTGCTGTCTCACTGATAGGGCCGAGCAGCGCATCCACTTCCTGCTGATTGGTGCGGACGATGACGTAAGGGCAGACACCACCCTGATTGTTCTTTACCGTAAAGCCTCCGATAGAAAGAAGCTCTGATACATACGGGTCAGATTTATCTTCAACTGTGATGACATCCACATAGGACTTGCCGCCATAGGTCATCGTGCAGCGGTAGGACTGAATGTTTACGATGTCGCTTCCAGATACCGTCAAGGTAGCAGAGGTCGCACCAGAGATATTTGTCCATTTGCCACCAGTGTATTTTGCCCACTGATAAGTAGCGCTGGTAATAGCAGTCGTTCCAGAATAGGCAGAGGTTGCAAGTGACAGGCTTCCGGACTGGTTCATCACGATAGTGCCGTTGGGCGCATAAACGGAGAAAACAACAGCACTGGTGCCATTACTTCCTCTGGTGGACTTCGCCCATGCAAACTTCTTCACGACTGTTTTTCCAGAGATAGTGAAGGTCAAATCAACGGTACCGTTGACAACATTCGCACCGCCGAGTGTAGCAGAGGCTGCAACAGAAAGAACGATGGAACCAGCAGCAGATGCAGTTGCCGCAGTATTGGTCTTTAGGGTCATACCAGAAGGCAGTGTTCCAACGGAGCAGGTACAGGCAGTCTGTGTGATGCCAACATATCCGGTAAACGGAATGGTAATATCAAGAGCTGCAGTTGCCGCACCAGAAGAGGAGCACGCAATGGTCTGGGCCTCATTACCGAGAATGATAGAAAGTCCGCCGGTTCCTGCTGCACCCGGAGACCCCGGAGAGCCTTTGCTGCCGTCATACATTTTGGTAATGGAAATGGTGTCATAGACATCGGCATCATCTGTAAGGAGCTTGATTTGAGCGACATTATCGACGAATACGGTGTGCGCAGGCTTTACGACGAGCGTTCCACCCGTGATGCTGGTATTGTCGGAAGTTGTCGGATAATCTGCCCATGCACCAGAGCTGTTTTTATACTGCCACTTGGAAATGGAGACACCCTGAATCTGTGCTGTCAATGTTGCCTGAGAAGCACCAACGAGCGCAGAAGAAGCATTGTACTTGAATACATAGGTATCTGCTGTCACATAGGCGAGCTTTGCGTTCTCTGCATTGCGCACCAAAGTGTAGGTAATATCCGATGTGATATTGACCGTGTTCTTGGTCTCGGAATCGTAGTAGCTGATATAGCAGATGTAGGTAATCATCCCTGTGGAAGAGGCAGCCAGCACATTGCTGTTGACCTTCAGGATTCCTCCGGTAACTTTCTCATTAGAATTCAGTGCTGTCTCAGCGCCGCTTCCGTCCTTACGTTTCCATGTGATAGTCAGACCAGAGGAGTTGAGTGCAACATTGGTCTGGTCAAGGAAAACGACCGGCGTAAGTGTAAGATTTGTGCTGGCCCAGCTTGGTGCGTAGGTGTGCGGCAGCACATTCGGGTTTTCACTCTGCGTCTTAGGCAGATTGGAAGTGATATAAGCCGACAGCTTTCGTTGGTCTGTAATGTCCACGAAGGTCTGCTGGCTGGAAGTTAAGATTGTAGGCATTTTCTGGCCCTCCTTTATACAGATACTTCACAGTAGAAGGATGCGTTATCTTGCACATCCTCTGTGGTTATGATGATTGATTTCATTCCAGTGTGGGTGGAATCCCACTGTGCATCCGACTCTTCATTACCGGATTTCCTATGCCAGACAAAAGCAGAATCCGGAAGAGTTGTAGTGATATCCTTATCCCATGAGTACACCTTGCAGGAAAGACGACTATTCTGGCCCTTGTCCTTAAAGATGCTGATGCCATCCACGATGAGCTCCGTGCGGTACATCTTAGAAGCAGCGATGCCATCCACCTTACCGGAAATACCCTCAATAGTAGCAGTCTGACCGAGCAGTTCATCCTCGATGGCTGTAAGGTTTTCATTTTGCTTTGCGGAAATCGTAGTAAGCTTGATACCGCTGGCCCCAATGGTGATGGTGTTGCCAGAAGGATTTAAGTAATCTACGGTCTTGCTCATGCAGGCGTAGCGCCCATCAATGCCATGAGGCGGAGACAGGCAGTCCACAAATTGTCTGGCGTGGATGCTGCCGATATCTGCTCCGGTGTCTGATTCGTCTACAATGGTCAGCTCCATGCTTGTGATACCGGCGATAAGTTCTGCCAGACGAGCATTGGCTTTGCGGAGCAGGTTTCCCGGAAGCGTGACATTTTCCCAGACTTCTGTTGTCCATATCCATCCGATTTCTTTTACAGTGGCATCATCGTAGATATAATTTTGACCACCATTTACAGAAGTGATGTCGATACGTTCATCGGATTCGACCTCGTTTCCTTCTTCATCGGTGGTCTTTTTCTTAGCCCCAAGTGGGATGAGAGCTGTGATGCGCTCGGTATGGTCACGGGTGATTTTGACATCCATGAGGTTTTTGCCATATTCCACAGTCTGGATAGAATGTACATTGAACTCAGCAAGGTAATCCAGAACCTTCCCGGAATCTGTGTAACGGACCATCAAGTAGCCGCCATGTGTATTGATGAGCTTACTTTTGATGGCATCCAGCGTGCAGGAATACTCAGAATTGCTGTAGCTGATATAGTCATTATTGTCCGTGACTGTGATATTCCCCAGTTTGAAACGTTTCTTTTCTTCAACGGCCTTATTGTGCACGGACAGGAAATACTCCAACATACCTTTGAGGGTCCCCTTATAGGAGAAGGGCGGCTGCTGACTATCCTTGAGATAGGCCAGAGCCGACTCACAGGTCCAAGTATGCGTATTGTAAAAATCACTGCCGTCATTTAGAGCACGGCCTTCAAATACGGTGTTGTCACCCTTTTTGCAAACAATGGTGGATGCCATCGGGTAAATGGAATCCAGATAGGGATGATTAAAAGGGGCAGATAGTGTCAGGCTATCGATGTTCTCTGCGTCCTCGGTCATCTTTGCTTCTGTAATAGCAAGCTGAGAAAGCTGCGGATGATAGAAAAGCTGACCATCAACATATATACGAAAGATACTCATAGGCGGCCCTCCCTGAAGCGGAAGGTCGTCGTACCGGTTCCTTTGATGGTGACGGTATTTCTGCCAGCTTGTAATTCAAATTCTGGAAGCGTCCAAGTGCCAGCACTGAGAGACTTTCTAAAAGTATCGCCGCTGATGCTCCAGCTAAGAGCTGTTTCTGCCGTGGTCGTGATAATAGGGACCACAGGCATAAAGTCATTTTCGATGATAAGAGTACCGGAACCAGTCAGATTAACAACCGTCTCATCAACGTGGTAACGATAGGAGTCGGCATCTTCACTGGAAATTACCAGCTGACCTTTTCCGGAGATATGGTCATATTCAGAGGTAATCTCCAAAGTTCCAATGGCATAAAGCTCAGGTTCTTCGCTGGTCGATACCTTTACGAGTTGACCGTCATAGCGGTTTGCCATTTCAGCAACCATCTGGTCATATTTTGTTCTGGTTCCCAGCATGGAAAATGTCAAAGAAAAGCTCCGAGGCTGATACGATACACGCCCCAGAGCTTCTGTATAACGAATGGGAGAATTCCTTCCCGGCACCACAATCGTATTGGTCTGCGACTGCGGCACGGGAAAGGAGATAGTTTCTCGGAGCCAGCCCATGCCAGCGACTGATGCTCCGTTTAATTTGATTTCAGGTGTCATAGACTGAGCCTCCTTTGTAATTTTTGTGCTTTACCAAGCTCACCGTCGATTGCCGGGAGCAGGTGTCCAACCAGTGTACCGTCCTCAAGGTAGATGCCCTTGCTGGAATTATCTGCGATGACCGCCAGATATTTTTCCATTGCACTGGTATTGAGATGACTAGAAATCATCGCTTCCAGCTGCTTGTAGAAACCGGCCAGAGGAAGGATTGCTTCTGCACCGGCCTCACCACCAGCCATCAAGGAAGAACCATTCATACCAAAGATGGTAGGGCTGGTCATGATACCACCTTCCTTGTACCAATCGATAGAAAGATGAGGAACAGAAGGTGGAGCAATGGAAAGTTTACCGGATACTCTAAAATGTGGCAGCTTAATGTGCGGCAGCGAAATCTTCATGCCAGAGAAAAAACCCTTGATGGCATCCACCACCCCTTTGACCTTGTTCTTTGCGGCCTCGATAGGAGTAGTGATAGCAGATTTTATGCCGTTCCATACCGAGGTGGCGGTCGATTTGATTCCATTAAAGATACTGGTGACAGTGCTCTTTACAGAATTAAATACAGTAGTGACAGTATTTTTGATTACGTTGACCGGAGTAGTGACTGCAGTTTTCACCGCATTCCATACGGTAGTCGCAGTGCTCTTGATAGCATTGAATACCGTCGTTACGACAGATTTGATGGCATTGACGACTGTGGTCACCACCGTTTTTATCGCATTCCATACGGTAGTAAATACGGTCTTGATGGCATTCATCACGGTGCTGATAACGGACGCCACTGCATTGATGACTGTTGTCACCTTGGATTTAATAGAATCCCAGACTGTGATGATGATTTCTTTACAGTTCTCCCAGATAAAACAGAATGGGAGAGTGATGATATCAACCGCAGCTTCCAGAATAGAGCCAATCAGCATGATGCCAGTCTGGACGATGTTTTTGATGGTCTCCCAGATTCCAGTGAAGAAGGAGACGATGCCATTCCAGATTCCTTCAAAGAAGGTCTTTATATTGGTCCAGACCTCATTCCAGCTAGTGCCAAACCAGCCGAGGACAACGTCAGCAACACCCTTGATAACATTCAGGATATTGGTGAAGAAGCTGCTGATTCCGTTCCAGATGGAAGAAAAGATTTCCTTCACTCCAGTCCATGCTTGGGACCAGTTTCCGGTAAAGATGCCGATAAAGACATCAAGGATACCGGTGATGACACCAGTCACAGTGGAGAGAATATTGGCGATGTGATTAAACACTCCTTCAAAGACAGGAGCGAGAATCTGACAAAATCCATCCCAGACGGTTTTTAGTACATCCACGATATCTGTGAACTGAAATCCCAGCGCATTCAGTCTGTCCACGATTCCTTGACAGAAGCCAGAAATGGTATCTTTGATACGAGTCCATGTTCCGATAATGGCATCACGGAATCCTTCGTTGGTCCTCCAAAGGTGAACAAAGGCAGCCACCAGAACAGCGATGACTGCAACAACTGCCAACACGGGAGCAGATACACCACCAAGTGCAGCGCCCAGCTTACCGAGCACACCAGTTCCACCTTGGATTGCGACTTTCAGTTTGCTGACACCATTGGCCAGTTTTACGAATCCCTGCATCGCCACACCAATTTTCGATATGGTCGTTCCGATGATGATTAGTAGCGGTCCGATGGAGGCGACCAAAAGAGCAATGGTAACAATGGTCCTCTTAGTACCTTCATCCATGCCGTTTAGCTTGTCCACGAAGCCTTGGAGCTTCGAGACGATAGAACGGATGGCAGGCATCAGAATATCACCAAAGGAAATGGCAAGCTCCTGAAGCTGTGATTTTAAGATAGTGAGCTGACCGGCAAGATTGTCCTGCATGGTCATAGCCATCTTTTCTGCAGAACCGTCACAGTTATCGATTGCAGAGGATAGCTTCTCGATATCGCCCTCGCCAGCATTCATCAGAGCGAGGAAGCCAGACATGGCATTCTTACCGACAAGGGATTCTGCAGCTTGTGCCTTTTCAGATTCCGTTAGGTTTCCGAAAGCAGAACGACAGTCAGCCAAAATATCGGAAAGGTCACGCATGGAACCATCCGCATTGGTGGTGGCGATAGTGACATCTCCGATAGCCTTACCACTGATTTTTACATCGCCGGCAAGTTTATTCATGATAGTACGAAGGGCGGTACCAGCTTGAGAAGATTTGATACCGGCATTTGCCATAAGACCGATAGCCTCAGCAGTATCCTCAGCAGAGAAACCAAGCGCACCAGCGATAGGAGCACAGTATTTGAAGGTTTCACCCATCATGGATACATTTGTATTTGCATTGGAAGATGCTGCAGCGAGGATGTCTGCAAAATGACCGGAGTCTTTTGCAGAAAGTCCGAAAGCAGTAAGGGCATCGGTCACGATGTCAGATGTGGTTGCAAGGTCCTCGCCAGAGGCAGCAGCCAAGTTCATGACACCTTCGATACCGCCAAGCATATCCTCCGTTTTCCATCCAGCCATCGCCATGTAGTTCATAGCTTCAGCAGCCTCGGTAGCAGAGAACTTGGTCTTGGAGCCCATCTCACGAGCTTTGTTACGAAGGTCGTCAAAGTCCTTACCCGTAGCACCAGAAACAGCAGCCACCTGACTCATAGCAGAGTCAAAGTCAGCTGCTGTTTTTACTGCGGCGACACCAACACCACCAATTACGGTGGTCACGCCCATCATCTTTTTACCAGCGCCAGCGATGGAGTTACCAACGGCCTCCATCTTCTGGCCAGCTACATCTATTTTAGAAAGCGCAGTGCTTGTAGTGGCAGCTTCCTGCTGCAGGCGTCGTAATTCTTCCTCGGTCTCTACGATTTCACGCTGGAGAGCGTCATATTTGTCCTGACCGAGTTCGCCGTTTTCCAGCTGTTGTTTCGCCTGCTCCTGTGCTACCTTGAGGGAATCCAACTTTTCTTTTGTGGCTCCGATGGCATCTTTTAAGAGTCGTTGCTTCTGAGAGAGTAGCTCCGTATTGGAAGGGTCCAGCTTCAAGAGGCGGTTGACGTCCTTCAGGGCAGACTGTGTGGATTTGATTGAAGTATTGACCGACTTTAAGGCTTTATCTAGTCCGGTCGTATCACCACCGATTTCAACAGTGATACCTTTGATTCGGTTTGCCACGTGTACGTCACCTCCTTAGAATTTATCGAAGTCCTCCTGTGTTGCAATTTGCTGGTATTTCACATCGTCGTTTGCCTTTTCCGTCCAGATGTCCATCACCATTCCGATGGTCAGAAGGTCAAGGTCTCGGATAGAGATACCGATTTCTATGCAACGCAGGAGGAACAACGGTGTGGTCATTTCCCTGCTACTGCGATGAAGTTTTTTTTAGATTCGATTTCGGTCTGAAGATTCATGCCCCAGAGTTCGAGGATTTCAGGAAGCACCTCGTAGATGGAGAACATCTCGAATTCATCCAGCCAGTCCTCGATGGTGGCAGGGATGCTGTGGTCTGCATGGTAGGCCATGATATAGGCCACGTTCTCGAAAATCTCCAAGTCCTCAATCTCGAAGGAGGAATCATCATCCGAGTTGCCTTTGTAGGAAGACTCAAGACGTGAGAGGTCCTTGAAGATATCACGCTTGAACTTCATACGATAGAGTCTGGGGATAGTGGCGGAGGAACGGAAGTTGACCTGTTTATCACCGATAGCGATTGTTTTTTCTAACATGTCTTGCGTCCTCCTTATCCTTCTGTCTTAGGTACCGGCACATAGACCTGTTGATACCAATTCTTGTAGGTTTCTGCATCAGTTTCGTCACCAGTGCGGCTCTTTACAAGGCCATCTTCTCTAGGGTCAGCAGTAAGCGTGAGCTTCTCCTTACCCGGTTCGATGGTATCTTCCTTGGTCTCAGATTCGATGGACGGACGAGAAGAAGTGCAGTTATAGAGCACATGACGGATGCTTCTGACATCGCCATCAAACTCGAAGAGCAATGCGAACTTCTCAAGCTCGGTGATGTTTGCTTTCTCAATAAGCACGCCATTGTTGTCCAGTTCTTCTTTCAGGATTTCTGTACGGAACCATTCAGGAATAAGTGCGATTTCCAAATCACCGCTGTAACCGTTGTTTGCAGTGGAACGGAAATATACAATACCGTCAGCATAGAATGGAGAGCTATCACCCTCGGCATCCAAGCTGAGACTGACTGCGCCGGGGATAGCTTTCGGCTTTGCGTAGGTAAAGGAGCCGTCCTCGCCACGAGTGAGCTTGGCGGCATGAACATTTTTCAGGTTATATTTGACTTTATTACCCATGTTGATTAAACCTCCATTTCAAATGTGTAGAGGACTTCATAGAGCTTTTCGCTCTCAATCCAGACCTCTGTTTTGTTATAAAAAATGCCGTGCTCATCAAGCACAGCTTCCAGTGTTGCTTCCAATGCCGGGTCCTTACTATCACAGTAGAGCTCGATATTGACCTCATTGATTTTGTAGTAGACACGGCCATCTGCGGAGAAGTTATCACTTCCCGGAAGCAGGTAGCAGATGAATGGTGGATTTGGCGACTCGCCCTCAGCAAAGTGGTCATAGGCAAAGGGCAAGGCCATCTCCGATAGGATTTGCAGTAATCTATCCATTCTTCAGACACCTCTCAATCTCAGATTCCAGTTCTTTGATACCAGCTTCCTCTGCAGGAGCGATATGGGAACGACCAGCCACACGGCCACCGCCACGCTTGGCATGACCAAATTCCAGAAGGTGGGCTAACTGATAGCGATTTCTGGAATACACGGTTACCTCCAGTGATTTGGAGGTTTCCTTGGTGTTCTTCACAGACCAGCTTTTGCTGTAGGCACCGGTATCTTTTGGAGCAGAGCCTTGGATTTGTTTCTTTACTGTATTACCGGCTTTTTTGACAGCTGCCTTCATATCTACTGTGGCGAGGTCTGCATATTCGGTCAGTTCCTTCATAACGGCATCAGCAAGGCCATCAATCTTAACTTTCTGAGCCATGTCATCGCCTCACTTTCTGGCAGGAGAGCTTGATGCATTTCCTCTTGAAATTCATGTGGTCTACAGCCAAGATGTCGTATAACTCGCTTCCAAACCGCACCCGGTATCCAGTAGAAGTAAGGGCTGCAGCTTTCTTACAGTAGCGGATGGTGAAATCAATCTTAGAATCATCGACCACAAGACCGGCATCAGTGGATTCCTTTCCGGCTTCCGCACTAACAGTGGCATAGCAGGTGTAGTAGTCTTTCCAAGCGTTCTTTCGATTTCCGATGGCATCCGAGATGACCTCATTTTTCTGGATGAAGATACGGACATTGAGTAGCTCGATATTCATCAGAAGGCCTCCTTTCTGGAACCGAAGAGAAGAGAGCGCAAAGTCAGTGTGAGAGCATGATGGTCTGCTTCCTCTCGGTGCTCGTAGAGATAGGCCACGGCATAATAGACTGCTGGCTTTGCGTTTTCGCTTTCTTCAAAGGCATCTTCATCTTGCCTTGTGATATCCATGCAGAGGCGTGTAGACGATGTGATGAGCGTTTCAATGAGGGAATCGTCATCGTCAAAGTCCACTCGGAGATACTGTTTCATTTCTTCTAAAGTGACAATCATCGTTATCGCCTCCTATCATAAAATGAGGCAGCGCCACCTGGAGATGACGCCGCCTTTATCCTTAGCCCTTAGAAGAACCAGTAACCTTCAGAATCTGAACAGCCTCCGGAAGGATGAGCTTACCATCGACACGCTCCTTGGCCACGAAGCCAATCATACCGTTACCTGCGAAGAGCTCAGTGAGCTGCTTGAAGGAACGGGTACCACGGTCACCGATGTTGTAGTAGCTGTAGTCACCGAAGGCCATCATGTTTGCAGGGCAAAAAGGAGAAGTATAGACATTGTAGCCCATGAGCTTGTCCGGCTCACCTGCGATGAGAGAAGGCTGCCACATGAAAGCACCGTTGTTGTCCTTGAAAGTACGGATAGCTGCGATAGCTGCATCATTCATGATAAAGGATGCATTCTTTCTGTAAGGACGCTTCAGTGCATAGATGAGCTCGATGACATCCTCCGGCTTCGGAGCAGTTACGGTCTTAGCAAGGGTACCGCCACCAGTCTCAGCGAAAAGGCCAAGAGGCTGACCGTTACCAGTACCGTTGAGGAAAGCATCCTCTTCAGCATTGGCGAGAGCCTTACCAAACTGGTCGATGATGTAGTTCTCAAGACCGAAGGCGTTATCATACAACAGTTCCTCGGTTACCTTGATAGCGACATGGAGCTTGTGGGCATCCAGTAAAATCTGGTCGAAGGTTGCATCAGTAAACTGGAGTGCGCCGCCTTCCTCAATCCATGCTGCAGCAGGCTTCGTCGCTGCGATGTTGATTTTGTGTTCGCCGGAAGTGGTAATCTTATGGCCCAGCTTACGCATGATGTTCTCTTCATTCAGAACATCGATAAGGCGATGGTCATATTCCTCCGGAACAAGGTAGCCGCCATCGGCATCGACACCTTCCTGCAGGATGTTGGATACCTGACGGAAGTTGGTACGAAGTGCCTGAAGCATACCAGTCTTATATTCATCAGAAGCACGCCCGGTCTTTGCAGGCTTCTCAGCTGCAGTAACAGGCTTAGAAGTGAGAGGCTTGTTTACCGGCTTATTGAGTTCTGCCTCCAGTGCTTCCTGTCTTTCCAGACGAGCGATTTCTTTGCCAAGGTCAGCGATTTCCTGTTCCATTCTGGAGTAGGTTGCATCATCCTCGGCAGTAAGAGTACCTTTCTCGGTACGGTGAGAATCAAGGAATGCCTTTGCAGCATTCCATGCAGTGTTGCGCTTTTCACGCAGTTCTAAAATAGTCATAATCGAATACCTCCATTAAATGTGTTGTTTGATTAGATCAAGACGCTCCATGAGTGTATCTACGGAGCGTTCCGGTGTTTCAGGTTTCTTGATGCGGCATTTGGCAGCCAGCTTATCCATAAGGGAGTTGGTCACAGCTACACGGGAGAAGAGCATCGGACCAGTAGCGTTATTTTCTACCGGTGTTTCCGCTGGTCTTGTCAGGATTTCATCGGCAAAGCCCATATCGATGGCCGTATGTGCATCCATCCAAGTTTCTGCATCCATGAGATGGGAGAGCTTGGCACGACTCATACCAGTCTTGATTTCGTAGGCATTGATGATGGATTCCTTGACTTCATCTAGCATGGCGATAGCCTTCTGCATCTCAGTGGTGTCACCCATAGCTGCAGTCATCGGGTTATGAATCATGAGCATGGATACCGGAGATACCAGCACCTTTGTACCTGCCATAGCGATGACGGATGCAGCAGAGGCTGCGATGCCATCAATCTTTACGGTGACATTGCCGGGATACTCCATCATCATGTTGTAAATCTGAGCTGCGGCCACACAGTCGCCTCCCGGAGAGTTAATCCAAATGGTGATGTCTCCGTTTCCGGCAAACAGCTCATCTCGAAAGAGCTTAGGTGTGACATCATCGTCAAACCAGCTTTCCTCTGCGATGGTGCCGTTTAGAAACAGCGTCCTCTCCAGTGTCTGCTCCTGTGTCTCCTGATTGGTCACCGTCTGCTTCTTCCACTTCCAGAACTTTTTCATCGTTCTCGTCCTCCTTTCCGGCAGCAGTGGTCGCTGCGAATATTCCTGCATCCTCCAGCTTGGTCATGTTTCCGTTGATGAGATATAAGTCACCACCAAGTTCCGGTGGGATGAGGTCTAGGTTTTCAAGTTCACGGATATCATTTGCGGACATCCAGCCGTTCTGTCTTGCCGTAGCGTAACCGTTCATACGGCTTTGATAATCGCCACGTAAGAGGCCGTCGACATTGAACTTTACAAAATAAGCAGCCTTTTCCGATTCAGATAGAAGGGCACGATTGATGGACTGTTCCCAACGGACAATCCAAGGTTCCAAGGTGTACTTCACAAATTCGAGAGATTGCTGCTCAATATTAGAAAAGCTTGATTTCTCTAGGTCACCGACCATGTGGGGCGGTACTCTAAAGATTCGAGCTATTTCATCAATCTGAAATTTTCTGGTCTCCAAAAACTGTGCTTCATTCGGGGAGATGGAGATAGGCGTATATTTCATGCCTTCTTCCAAAACTGCTACCTTATGAGAATTGTTCCCAGAGAAGCCTTTGGTCCAGCTTTCTCTGACAGCTTCCGGATTTTTTACTGTTCCGGGATACTCTAGAATGCCTCCCGGTGTGGCTCCGTTTGCAAAGAACTTAGCACCATATTCCTCCGTAGCAATGGCAAGACCGATAGCGTTCTTCGCCATAGCGATGGGAGAGTAACCGACTAGACCATCAAAGCCGAGGCCCGGAACATGGAGCACATCCGACGGCTTTAGGATGACCGTTTCATTTTTCATGGTAGGTGCATCGGAGTCCTGCATCTGATATTGGTAGTAGAGGTGACCTTTATCGTCACGGTCTACGCTCATTCGATTGGCCATCAGCGGATAGAGAGCGACGACTTCACCCTTGCCATTTCGGATAATCTGCGCATAGGCATTTCCGTATAGGAGCAGGTGGGTCATCAAGGTCTCTCGGAAGACAAAGGAGGTCATTTCCGGATTTGGCTCATCGTGAATCAGTCGATACAGCGGATGCTTGATAGCTTTTTCCTTGCCACCGGAGCCAGTGTATTTGTAAACATGGACTGGAAGGCCAGCGATGGACTCAGAGAGAATCCTGACGCAGGCATAGACTGCAGTCATCTGCATAGCACTTCGTTCATTGACAGATTTGCCAGAGTTGCTGCCACCAAAGAGAAAACGGTAGGCGCTACCATTGGTGCTGTTGGTGGGCTTGTCTCTGGAATGAAACAGTCCTGATAAGAATCCCATAGGTCATCACTTCCTTTCAGATAAACAAAATGCCTCTGTCATCGTAGACAGAAGCACCGGTATTATTTCCACAGCGGATAGCACGGTCAAGTCCCATGATAGTAGCGACAGCACCGTCGATTTTCTCTGTGGATTTTTCTTTGTCAGCTTTTACATTGCCAGCTGGGTCAGTACGGATATAGATGTTATCCATCATCCAGCGGAGTACCGGATGCCCACTGTGAGCCAGTTTCTGCTCCAGCGTTAGTTTCATGAGTTCCTTGGTCGGTGGGGACATATCCTTAAATCCCTGACCGAAAGGAACAACGGTAAAGCCCATACCCTCAAGGTTCTGTACCATCTGGACAGCTCCCCAGCGGTCAAAGGCTATCTCTCTAATATTGAAACGTTCTCCAAGTCGCTCGATGAATTTCTCGATGTAACCGTAGTGGACGACATTTCCTTCGGTTGTCTCCAGAAAGCCTTGTCGTTCCCAGACATCGTAAGGGACATGGTCTCGTCGGACTCGAAGCTCCAGCGTATCTTCCGGTATCCAAAAGTACGGAAGGATGCAGAATTTATCATCCTCATCCAGCGGAGGAAATACCAGCACGAAGGCAGTAATATCCGTTGTGGAAGAAAGGTCCAGACCGCCGTAGCAAACACGGCCTTCCAGCGCTTCTTCATCAACCTTGAAGGAGCAAGCATCCCATTTCTCCATTGGCATCCAGCGGACAGCCTGCTTGACCCATTGATTGAGCCTGAGCTGTCTAAAGGAGTTCTCCTCACCGGGATTCTGCTTGGCAGATTCACAGGCAGCTTCGACTTTATCGATACCGACTGTAATACCGAGAGAAGGGTTTGCTTTCTTCCAGACCTCTGGGTCCGTCCAGTCATCGGTTTCATCGGCACCGTAGATGACAGGATAGAAGGTCGGGTCAATCTTTCTGCCTTCTAGGATATCCTTAGCTTTCTGGTGAGTTTCATAGCAGATGCTGTTGGTGTCTGTTCCGGCAGTCGTAATAAGGAAGTAGAGTGGCTGCGTTCTGGCATCACCAGAGCCCTTGGTCATAACATCAAAGAGTTTTCGATTCGGCTGAGTGTGCAGCTCATCAAAAACAACTCCGTGAATGTTGAAGCCGTGTTTGGAGTAGGCTTCTGCGGATAGTACCTGATAGAAGCTGTTGGTCGGTTGGTAGACGATACGCTTCTGGGAAGCGAGGATTTTGACTCGCCTATTCAGTGCAGGACACATACGCACCATATCAGCAGCTACGTCAAAAACGATAGTTGCCTGCTGGCGGTCAGCTGCACATCCATAAACCTCAGCTCGTTCTTCACCATCACCACAGGTAAGGAGCAGGGCGACGGCAGCAGCAAGCTCGGACTTTCCCATTTTCTTAGGAATTTCTACATAGGCAGTATTGAACTGGCGATAGCCATTTGGCTTTAGGGTTCCGAAAATATCTCTGATAATCTGTTCCTGCCAGTCGATGAGCTCAAAGGGCTTACCGGCCCATGTGCCTTTGGTATGGCAGAGACATTCAATAAAATTGACTGCGTAATCCGCATTCTGTTTACTATAGGTGGAGTCCGCAGCCATGAAGCGTGTCGGTGTGTAGTTTTCAAGTTTACGCAAATGTATGCGCCTCCTTTCGCAGAAATAAAAATAGCCGCCCGGTGGCGACGTCTATAACGAGAAACAGCCCCATCCGGGACCGTCCTGCCTGATATTCTTTTCAGGTGGTTAGTTGTGTTTGTTCAGAAGAATGCAAAGCGCCATTTCTGCTTCTTTGCAGGTTGGTTTGATGTCCCAGCCTCTGTCGTAGTTGGCAATCCACTCGCCGTCCATCTTCAGGCTGAGCTTGGAAATCTTACCTCCGTTGATGCCGTAGTCTTCACTTGGCTCATCAAAGTGCTTGACCCAGTATTTAACCTTCTTGTATTCTCCGTCCTTTGTTGGGATTCCGATGATTCCTTCTTTCCACATGGTTTATGCCTCCTTTATCGTCATCTTGATTGCAGGGATGAGGGCGTGTTTGCCGGTCTTCCAATCGGTGTAGCATGCCTTTACCGTGGTAAGGCCTGCCATGCTGATTCCTTGTTTTTCGAAGGCTGCGAGGGTTTCGATGAGGCTTGAGAAGGTGGAGCTGATGGTGAATTCGGTGATGTCGTTGGCTCTCAAGGTCTGGGCGATTTCTTCGATGTCGTAATCCCAAATGACCTCGTTGAAGTCGATGAGCTCGTTTCCGGTTTCCTTGCTAGTTCTGTAAGCCCAGAATAAGGTTCCGTTGATTCCAAGTTCCTTCAGGCTTCTTGCGTTCTGCTCGATGGCTTCTTCAAATGTTCTGATTTCTTTCATGGTAGGTTCCTCCTAAAAATGTGTTTTCCCTTTTGGTAGTACTATATATCACTCTAAAGGCACATAATAGCAAGTCAATTCGAGCCATATAGTACACAAATATCTGTAGGAAAATCTGTGTATTTTAGTCGTCGATTGGAACCTTTTTGCAGCGGTCAACGCCGTAAATGACGTTGAGTCCTGAGCCATTGTCCCAAGCTACCATGATGCTTCCAGTATCGTCGACACCAATGACGGTGCCACGTGTGCCCACTGGAGGGGCCTGTGCGTCGTCCATCTGGACCAGCTCTACACGGGTGCCTGCTGGATAAAGGCGGCGCTGTCTGACCACCTGTTCCTTACTTGGAAATCGCATGGCCTTCACCTCCTTTGAATGCGCTGTTGCCCGGAAGGTATCTCATTAGGATTTTGCGGTCTGTTTTGTACTCGTCACCAATGAAGCCGAGGCGGAGAAGGAAGCAGCGGAAAGCGTAGCGCTCATTGTCCACCGGCTTTTCAGTAGCGCTTACTCGTTTCTGCTCCTTGCTCATTTTGCAAAGGGCTGCAATCAGTGCACTGTAGGCGTGGACTTCATCCGGTTCAGGAAGTTCTTTGAACCAAGGAAAGAAAATGCTGTCCTCGTTCAATTCAAATCGCAGGTCCTCGATGTGAAGAGCATGCTTGATGAGAGAGCCTTTGGCATCCAGAAGGTTGGTGAGGTTTCCAACTTTGACCTTATCTAGCGGAATGGTAATGGTAAGGCCGGTTTCTTCCGTAGGTGCCGCTTCCTGTACCTCAGCCGGGTGGAAGTCTGTCTCTTCTGGACGATAGCCGCCTGCATCCAAGAGGGTGAGAAGCTCGTCGAATTCTTCCTTGGTCATTGTGTCCGGGCTTTCAATGTTTCCTTCTCGTGTCAGAAGAAGGTCACCAATCTGGTAGCCATAGGAAGGGGCTCTCAGGTATTTCGGTTTGGTGTTCTTGTACTCGCCAAGCAGGGCTGCCAGCGGCTTTCTTTCGGTTACGTTTAAGATGATATTCATGTAGGTATCCTCCTTTGTTTTGGTAGTACATATATCACTCTGAAGGCACATAATAGCAAGCGATATCAGAGAAAAATATCGACAAATATGTGCCTTCTGAATTGTGTACTCTACCTACTTACAAAAGAGTGGCATCCTCAGCTTTCGGTGCGATTTCATCATAGGAATAGGTCAAGCAATCACGGATGACGGAGACCTTTGCAGAGGAACCGACCTGCTCAATGTAGCGCTTGACGATGACATCGCAGAACTTTTCATCCAGCTCGATGGTATGGCAGATACGACCGGTCTGTTCACAGGCGATAAGCGTGCTGCCGGAACCACCAAATGGGTCAAGGACCAGAGAATTGGCCATGCTGGAATTCATAATCGGATAAGCCAGAAGAGGGATAGGCTTCATGGTAGGATGGTCGCCGTTCTTCTTAGGCTTATCAAATTCCCAGATGGTCGTTTCCTTGCGTCCGGTATACCACTGATGCTTGCCGGATTTCTTCCACCCGAAAAGGCAAGGCTCGTGCATCCACTGGTAAGGACTGCGGCCAAGTACAAGGGATTGCTTTTTCCAGATGCAACAACCGGAAAGATAGAAGCCGGCATCAGAGAAAGCTCTGCGGAAGTTAAGGCCCTCGGTGTCTGCATGAAAGACGTAGATAGAAGCGTCATCTGCCATTGACTCGTACATGCGAATGTAGGCATCCAGTAGGAACTGATAGAAAGCACTGTTTTCCATATTGTCGTTCTTAATCTTACCGGCGCTTCCTTCGTAATTGACATTGTACGGAGGGTCCGTCACGACCAGATTTGCCAGCTTACCATTCATCAGAAGCTCATAGGTCTCAGGATTTGTGGAATCACCACAGACCAGACGGTGGTCACCAAGAAGCCACAGGTCACCAGCCTTGGAGAAGGTAGGTTTTGCAAGCTCGGCATCCATATCGAAGTCATCATCCTGAACACCTTTCTTCGTATCTTCTCTAAACAGGTCCTCCAGTTCTTCCGGCTCAAAACCGGTGAGAGAGACATCAAAGTCTGCACCCTGCAGGTCAGCAATGAGGAGGGCCAACTTGTCGTTATCCCATTCACCACTGATTTTGTTAAGTGCAACATTCAGAGCTTTTTCTTTCTCTTCATCCATTTCGACGATGACGCATTCCACTTCGGTGATGCCCATATCGATGAGAACCTTCAGTCTCTGATGACCACCAACGACACGAGAAGTGGTGGCGTTCCAGATGACCGGCTCCACATATCCGAACTGCTCGATGGAGCGTTTCAGTTTTTCATATTCTTTGTCACCGGGCTTCAAATCCTTACGAGGATTATAATCCGCAGGAAGAAGCTGCGAGACGTTTTTCTTTTCAATCTGCATGGTATCCCTCCTTAGAACAATCCCCATTCAGCGAACTTTTCAAATCCGCCGATGGATTTTATATATTCCGCAGCGATAGCCACCAACTCACTGTAGGGATGACCATCAATGGTGTTATCACCGATAGCGCAGCAGATGGTTACCGGCTCACCAGTTTCCTGAGCTTTTAGGAAAGCGTAGATGTTGAGCGTGACATCTGCCTTTGACAGGTCCTTCCCGTGAAGACCACCGCCAG